CGGCCGCAAGCAACTATACGGAAACACTAGCCCTAACATGGCTACTAACAAACTCAAGCGCAACACGCCCAACAGCGTGGTATATTGCACTATTCACCAGTGACCCAACTGATGCAGGTAGTGGCACTGAAGTAACTGGCACAAACTATGCACGTCAAAGTGTAGGCTTCACAGTGACCAACGACACAGCAAGCAATGGTTCTACAATCACATTCCCTGCGGCTGGTTCAAACTGGGGCACCATCACACACGTTGGTGTATATGATGCAAGTTCAAGTGGTAACCTATTGTTCCACGGTGCAGTCACTACTTCAAAATCTATTGACAGTGGCGACACATTCCAGATTAGCAGTGGCAATTTAGATATTACATTGGCCTAATCATCACAGGGTATAAGACTTGGACTCCTTATACCCTGATTTTACTTTATAAACCCGTGGAGCAAGTCACATGACAACAGTATACACAAGAGCAAGCAAAGGTTCAGCACTTAGTTGGACGGAAGGCGATGCCAATATAACAAATTTAAACAACGACAAGATAGAAGCAGTCATTGATGATACTACTCCGCAGTTGGGTGGTAACTTAGATGTCAATGGCAATTCAATCGTATCAGCAAGCAATGGCAACATTGTTATTGCACCAAACGGCACAGGCGCAGTCATCATTGATGGTAATGCCATGCCACAAGACTCAGGTGTTGCTGACCAAGTTTTAATTACAGATGGTGCAGGACAAACAAGTTGGAGCAATGTTAAAACAGTTCACAGTCTTGTTTTCAATGCGGACTCAGTTACAATCAACAAAGGCCAAGTAGTTTATTTGTTTGGTGCCAATGGTGCCAATCCCAGCGTAAAACTAGCCCTAAACACCAGTGATGCAACTTCAGCCAAGACTTATGGCATTGCCAATGAAAGCATTGCCGCTGGCGCCACAGGTGAAATCGTTACACAAGGATTGATTAAGAATGTCAATACCGCAGCCTATGCAGAAGGTGACACACTTTATCTAGGCTCAACTGCTGGATCATTGACTACAACCAAACCATATGGTGCAAATCACCTTGTGTATGTTGGTGTTGTTACTAGTGTGAACTCAACAAGTGGTAGAATATTAGTCAGAGTCCAAAACGGCTATGAACTAGACGAAATACATCGTGTTGACATTGACCACACACAGGCATTGGCCTCAGCAGATTATTTGACCTACAATGGCACCACTGGTCTATGGCAAAATGCCCCACTGGCCATTGAAGATGACACTGCTCCTATATTAGGTGGTAACTTAGATGTAGGTGGCAATAAGATTGTCAGCACAAGCAACGGCAACATTGCTATTGAGCCCAATGGCACGGGCATTGTTACTGCTAATAAAAATATTGAAACAACTGGTGATGTTAAGGCCAAAGAACTACATTCAATTAACTCAACTGGTGATGAAGGTGGTCAAATTAATCTTGCACAAGCCGCAACAAATTCAACATTAGGCGGTGACACTGTTACCATAGACATATGGCAAAACAGATTTAGAATCTTTGAACAAGGTGGTGATGCTCGTGGTGTTTACATTGACTTGTCAGCAGCCACCGCTGGTGTAGGCACTAACTTATTGTCAGGTGGCGGTGGCATTGCATTAACTGACCTAAGCGTAGGCACAGAAGGCACTGCTAGTGGAGATGGTGCTATTAGTTACAATAATACAACAGGTGTGTTTACATACACACCACCAACAGCCGCAGGCATTGGCGCATTGACTGATATTGTCAATGACACAACACCACAACTTGGTGGTAACTTAGATGTTAATGGCAACAGCATTGTTTCTACAAGCAATGGCAACATTGTTATTGAACCAAACGGCACTGGCGATGTTTATTTAAACGCTGACACAGTAAGAGTTGGTGATGCAAATGCCAATGCTACTATTACTACTAACGGCACTGGAAGTCTAACACTTAATACTAACAGTGGCACAAACAGTGGCTCTATTTTTATAGGTCAAGGTGCTAATCAAAATATTGTTCTTACTCCCAATGGCACAGGTGATGTTTATCTAATATCTGATACTGTTTATGTTGGAGATGCTAATAGTCCAACTTTTATTACAACTTCTGGCACTGGTAGCCTATCAATAAGCACCAATGACAACACCAACAGTGGCAGCATTATTATTAATCAAGGCACTAACGGTAACATTGAAATTACACCCAACGGCACTGGACAAACTGTTGTTAAGAATTTAGAATACAATGAAGCAGTATTCAGTCTAGGCACAACATCAGGAACCATTGCTCCTAACGCTACAAACGGTAACATACAGACAATTACACTTAACGGTAACTTGACCATTAATGGTTTTACCTCACCAGTGTCAGGACAGACAATTACCTTAATAATTACCACAGGTGGCACTGGCCGCACATTGACCAGTTCTATGTTGTTTGCTGGTGGTAGTAAAACTCTAAGCACTAACAACACCACTGACATACTGACCATGAGTTACATTGGCACAACTTACTATGCCAGTTTAGTTAAAGGATATGCGTAATGCCACTAGGAGCATTTAGACAAAGCCTACACTTATCCAATCTAAATTTGGATTTTAGTGCCATCTATGGTTCCTATCAAGGCTATTTTGCCTGTAATACAGCAACAACATTGGCTGCTTACAACACAGCAGGAACTGTATTGCACAGCGTTACACATGGTGTTGGAACTTCAAGTCAACAAATTCGCAGTAAACGCATTCCTGGAACCACAAGTCAAATTGTTATTATAACTGGTGACAGTGCGGGAAAGATTTACAGATATACGCCTGGCACTGGATTTGTTCAGTTAGTAAACTTAGCCGTAACCACAAGAGGTTGTGATATTGCTTTTGACACTGTAAACAGTAGAATTTATATGGTTATGACTCGTTCAGGAACGCCTTTCATACAAATTTATGATGCGCCTATGAACGCAACAATAACTTCAGTGGGAACATTGGCAAGTCCTGCAACATTGCCAACAGGCACACCAGCACAGGTTAGATTTTCTAACAACAGCAACGCATTAGCAGTAAATCATAATATAAGTCCATTTCTAACAGTTTATACAAGAAGCGGAACAACATTTACCAGCATCACTGTGCCTAATACTGGCACCGCTGCCCCTATTACAACTAGTAGACATCATCATTTAAGTTGGAATGCCAACACCACAGCATTGATTGACAGAGCCAGTGCAACAACAATTAGATTATGGAGTTTTAATGGCACTGCGTTGACTAATCAAGGAACAACATCATTTGATGGCGCTAGTCTTAGTTTTAACCCTAATCCTCAATTTGCTAATTTAATTTTAGCCAATAATGCTAACAATGAAGTAAGAGCATTTTATAACTTAGGAACAAGCATTACAACCACTGCCGCTGCCACAGGAATAATAACAAGACAACCATATTGGAGTCCTGATGGCACAAGAGTTGCACTAAGCACAAGCATATCCGCTGTTGATTTGTATTCAGTAAGTTCACCTTATAATACAACATCAGTGTTTTCTGATTTTTTTACTTTTAATCAAACTATTTCAATTGGTAATGTTGGTTTTGACTGGATGTATTATTAAGGAGCGAAACGATGACACGTGAAGTCACAGACAATCTATACATTGACCTAGGGTATTTTACTCCTGAAGAATACTATACCTATGAAGCAAATGCCTCAGCGGCATTGTCAACACAGGCAGAATTTGTCTGCACAGCAGATGGTGGCGCCATTGTAGATTTTTCTTGTGCTATGTCTAGCAGTGTCACACAAACTGCGGTGGCAGTAAAAACTGTTTCAGCATTGGCACCATTGGGCACAGCATTTAGTGCCACAATGAGTGTGGAAGCATTCCGCATTACAGAAGTCAATTTTGTCGCCACAGCATTATTGTCAGCAGTTCCTGAAATCAACAGAAGCACCACTGCGGCACTAGACAACATTGTTAGTTTAAGTTTACAAAGTGCCAGAATCAGAGATACACAGATTGCATTAACAACATCTGTGGCTCTGACAGTGGCCGCACAAACCATAAAATCTTCAACTGTTGCACTTCAAACATCCGCCGCACAAACCACACAAGCACAAAGAGTTGTTGTCAATACAGCACAACTTAACACTGTCGTTAGTCAAACAGTCATTGTTAATAGGATAACACGAGTTGTTGGCGATCCAACAGTCAACGTAGGTGGATTGTATGGACAGTTAGCATTTGACAGCACAATTAAAAAGTTTGGCTCACACAGTCTAAAATTTTTAGAAAGTAACACAAATCAAAATACTCCATCAAGCAATTACACATCAACAGGTTCAAAATTATTTGCACTACGTGGAACTAGCACAAGTTATTACAATTACGGATATAGTGAAACCAGCAACGGCACTAGTTGGACCAGTGGTGCTACTGACATTGCCAATGATGCAGTTGTCAGTCTTAGCCGTGTAGAATATATAAACTCCAGATTAATTGCCTGGACTAGCGGTGATGAAACATACATTTATAGTTCAACTAACGGCGGAACATCATGGACTAAAAATACCACTGGCATAACTAACAACAATTTTATAAACAACATAATTTATACTGGAACACACTATATCTATGTTGGTCAAAATAGCAGTGGCAGTGGCAGAGGTAGAATTTTACGAAGCACTAACCTAACAACCTGGACTTCTGGTTCATTAACCATTGGTGCAAGCACAAGTGATACTAGTGACATTGGTGCATCAACACGCATAGTATCATTTAATGATATTGCAGTCAATGGTTCAACTATTGTTGCAGTTGCAAGTGTAAATCGTGTAGACACTGGTGCCGCAGATAACAATTATCTAATTTACTCAACTGACCATGGTGCAAACTGGACAGGAGTAACTGCAAGTCCTATAAGTTCAAACCTTGGATTACTAAGCGTTGCATTTGGTAATAATTTATGGGTTGCTGTTGGCAGAAACGGTGACATATTTACAGCATCAGCACCAAACAGCACATGGACAAAACGCACCAGCGGCGTAACTGCTACATTAGATAATGTAAGTTATTCAAATGGTCTTTGGATTGTCAGTGCAGGTAGTAACACACTCCTAACCAGCACTGACGGTGTAACATGGACACAAAGAAATGTAGGATTTACAGCAGGACAAAAAACAATTTACTTTGCTAGTCGTTGGTGGAACGGTGCAATGTCCAGCACAGATGCAATTACATGGACTAGCAATTTACCTACAATCAAATCATCATTACCACAAAGCGCAGTAATCTCATTTGCTGATAACGCAGATTGGAATAGTTGGAAAACAGTTGATTTTTGGGCTTATGTTGCCACACCAAATGATGCAAACACAACTAATCCGTTTATTATTGAATCAACATCCAATGACTATGACTATGCATGGCAAGTTAGGCTTTACAGAACTGGAACAGCATTAGGTTCAGCATTTTTTTACAGAAATACATCAGGAACTATTGCTGGAACTAGCACTCCAGCAGGCGCTGGCAACACGGTGCCATATAATCAGTGGAATCATTTTAGAATTGTCAATGACGCTGGCACAATAAGCATTTACCAAAACGGCACAAGAATTAGAACAGTCACTGGTCATACAAATTCATATTATGATGGTTTAGGTTTAAAACTATACTGTATTGGACCAACAAATAGTGTTTACATTGATGAATTAATTATCAGTGATACTGCATTAACTGATCCAACAGTAACATCATTTACTGTTCCAACAACAGAATATGTAAACAATGACACTACTGACCTGTTATTGCATTTTAACAACACATATGTTGATGATGCAGTTCAAGGAGCGAGAACACAAAGCGGCATTGCACAATTAAACAGTGTTGTCACACAGACAGTGTTAGGTGGTAAGAGTGCTAATGCTCAGGCACAACTTAACACTGCTGTTACACAGACTGCACAGGCAAATGTTGTTAAAGATTTTGACAGTGGTCAAGATATAACAGCCACATTGTCTGCTGAACCTACACGCATCAAACAATTTTCAGCACAATTTGACACTGTAGCAAGTCAACTTACAGCAGTGGCTAAAGTTGGTAACACACTGGTCACAGTTAATGTTTCTAGTTCATTGTCCTGTAATGCAAATATCATTGCGGACTTTGACAGCAGACAAGATATTACTGCTAGTTTGACAGCAGATAACAGTAGAATCCGTGAAGGTGATTTTGCTGGTGCTGATGCAGTATTCACTGTAACAGCCGTTGGTAATGTTGTTAGAAACACCAGTGCAAATGTTAATGCGGCATTTACACAAAACACAATTAATGACAGAATACGTGACACAGATTTTGATGGTGCAGATTCGGCATTTACTCAAACAGTAACAGCACAACGCAGTGCTGACCTTGATGTGCCACTAGATTTAGCATTTACACAAAATGTAGACTACACACGCATCAAACAGTTTAGCACTGCGTTTGACAGCACTGCCACACAGTTAACAGCAGTGGCTAAAGTTGGCAACACATTGGTTAATATGCCAATGACAACAACACTAACTGCTGTTGGTGATGTAAGCAGTGGTGCAATAGTAAATGCAGAATCACAATTTACATTGCAGGCAACTGGTGGACTACAAAAATCAGCAACAGTTGCCGCTACAAGCACATTTACTGTTACAGCACAGCCAGAAGTTGTAATTGTAACTCAGGCCCAACTTAACTCAGCGTTTACACTTTCAGCACAAGCACGAGAAATTAGTAGTTTCATTGTGTTTGAAACTGTTACAAGCAATTTGTCTGTAAGTGCAAATGTTATAAAAGCCACACAGGCAACATTAACCACACAGGCAACTCAAAACACAGTAAACACACGCACAAGAAGTTTTGTTGCTAACTTGCCAGCAATATCTAGTCAATTAACTGTAGGCAGTGAAACAAACTTACTGCAAGCACAACTTAACTCAGCGTTTACACTATCGTGTGTGGTCATTGAAATTAGAATTGACCCTGACTTGACCTACATGATACCAAGTGAAACACGCAGTTACTCAATCGTAGAAGAATTGCGTGATGACATTGTGATACCAGAGAGCCGTGCATACACGATTGTTAAAGAAACACGTGATTATTCACTGTCAATGACAGAAGAAACATATATAATTTAAAGGAGACCAGAAATGGCTATTACACAAGGATTCGTGCAGACTATACAAGGTCTACAAATCAGCAAAGACCCAGAAGCAAAGTTAACCTATACATTGGATTGGGCACAGTGGCTTGAAGCAGGCGACAGCATTGTAAGTGCAACATGGACTATCATCAATCGTGCCAATGACCCTGATCCACTAGTTAAAATTACCAACGGCATACAAGGCACAAAAACTTTTATTACACTAGACGAAGGTCAAGTAGGCAAGAGTTACACAGTCTATTGCAAAGTTGTCACTGATGATGGTCTTGAAGACCGCAGATTTTTTAAAGTTAAAGTTGAAAATCGTTCAGCCTAAAGGAGATGTTATGACAAAATGGTGGATAGACCCTGCATTTGACCCACTGCAAGACCTAGAAAATTGCAAGCACAATATCAGTCTTATGGCTCCAGCATTAGAAGAACACCGTGACTGCATCCGTCAACTAGTTCAACAGAATCAACAGTCAATGGAACTTATCAAGCAAGACCGAAGAATGATTAAGAGCATGGCTGATGAAATTAAGATGCTGAGATTGCTGTTAGAAGCAGAAAAAATGCACAGCAGACAGCCCAGAGAGTAAATAAACACTATGAATAAAATCGTTGATAGTGGCGCAGTTAATCTACAACCAATAGATTCTGTAGACACAGAAGAACAAGAAATTGAATGTCAGGAATTGCCTGAACAATCAGGCATGTATCCTAAGTGGCAGTATACCAAGCGTAGACGTGCAAAGTGGGGTGAAATTACACGTCAAGGCTTAGTTGTAGGCAGAGGTGACAATCGCAAAATTGTGCCACCAGATGATGTATACAAACTTGCCGCACTAGGTTGCAATGACAAGGAGATATGTGATTTCTTTGGCATCAACAAAGATACTCTGCACTACAATTTCAGTGAGTATATGCAGGCAGCACAGGCTGACCTTAAGCAACGCATACGCAGGGCACAGATTAAACTTGCCCTAGAAGGCAATGCCACTATGCTCATCTGGCTTGGCAAAAATTTACTTGGACAGCAAGACCAACCTACAAACACTGACAATGACAAAGTGTTGCCTTGGAGTGATTAATGCCATTAAGTAAGGCACAACAACAAATTGCTGAAAGTGGTAAACGATTCCGCACCGCAATATGTGGGCGCCGTTTCGGCAAGACATTCTTGGCAATACGTGAACTGGCAAAATTTGCCAGAATGCCTGGCACACGTTGTTGGTATATTGCTCCTACTCGCGGTCAGGGTAAAGGAATTGTCTGGGAGCAGTTAAAACAGAAGTTGGGTGACCTACGCTGGATTGCAAAAACCAACGAAAGTGAATTGACAATTACATTAGTCAATGGCTCAGAGATTGCAATTAAAAGTGCAGATGCCTATGACCGTATGCGTGGATTTTCAGTAAACTTTTGCGTGTTTGATGAGTTTGCAGACATGGATCCAGAAGTATGGACAGCAGTCAGACCTACACTCAGCGACAAACAAGGACATGCCATGTTTATTGGCACACCCAAAGGTGGTCGTAGTAGTTGGGCCTATGACATTTACAATAACTCACACAACAATCCAGACAACTGGCAATCATGGACATTTACCACACTAGATGGTGGTAATGTATCACAAGAAGAAATTGAAGCAGCCAAGCAAGATTTAGACGAAAAAACGTTTAGACAAGAATACCTTGCTACTTGGGAAGAGGCTGCAAACAGAATTTATTACGCATTTGACAGAAGTGAAAACGTTATTGACATTAAAGATTATGACACATCAACCATAATCTGTGGCATTGACTTTAACATTGACCCGGTTAGTTGCATAATAATGATACGTAAAGGTGATATGCTCTATGCCATTGACGAAATCCGTATGTATTCTAGTAATACGCAAGAACTTGTGGACGAAATACATCAACGATACCCAAAATCAAAAGTCATGTGTTACCCAGATCCTGCCGGAAATCAAAGAAAAACGTCCGCTGGCGGCCTTACTGACAACATCATACTCAGAAACGCAGGCTTCATTGTCAAAGTGCCCAACAGCCACACGCCAGTCAGAGATAGAATAAACGCAGTCAACAGTAGATTATGCAATGCAGGCGGTGTTAGACAGTTGTTTATCAGCCCTAAGTGTAAATATATGATTGAGTGCCTAGAAAGACAAACATACAAAGAAAATAGTTCGCAACCCGACAAAGATTCGGGCTATGACCATTTAAACGATGCACTGGGATACGCAGTTGACTATCTATTCCCCGTGCGCCGTAACGTTGACCCAGATGCTATGCGTCCACAACGCTGGGGTCACGCATTAGCATAACAAGGAAACTAAAATGAATTTTACAGAAACGCTAAACTCAGAAATACAGGCAGTGTTGAGTGCCAATGAAACGGTGCAAACTTACTTGCCACGTTGGAAATTTTTACTGGAATCATATGTTGGCGGAGAAGAATATCGCCAAGCAGGACATTTGACCAGATATGTGTTAGAAACTGACGGCGAATATGCTGCCAGACTAAAAAATACCCCACTAGAAAATCACTGCGCCAGTGTCATAAGTGTGTATAACAGTTTCTTATTCCGTGAGGAGCCCAAGCGTGAGTTTGGCGCACTGGAGTCAATGATTGAACTTGTAGACTTTTTAGAAGATGCGGACATGGACGGCAGAAGTCTAAACGCATTTATGAAAGATGTTGCCACATGGTCAAGTGTGTTTGGTGCATGTTGGATAAT